GTGGGTGATGTCTTTTGACTTGAACTCTCTGTATCCACATTTGATTATGCAATATAATATATCGCCAGAAACTATTATAGGTTTTCAACCTGAACTTGCAAGTGTAGATAGAATGCTTGAAGGTGATGTTGACTTTTCTGCATTTGATAAAAGAACTATGACACCTAACGGTGCGATATTTAGAACTGACAAACCTGGTTTCTTAGGTGAGTTGATGGAGAAGTATTATACAGATAGAAGTAAATATAAAAAGTTGATGATCATTGAGCAAAAGAAACAACAAAAAGATAAAGGTAATAAAACTATTATCAACAATATTTCTAAGTATAATAATATTCAAATGGCAAGAAAGATTGCATTAAATAGTGCCTATGGTGCTATCGGTAATAAGTATTGTCGGTACTATGATGTAAGACAGGCTGAAGGTATCACACTTGCAGGCCAATATTCAATTCGATTTATACAAAGACGAGTCAATGAATATCTTAATAAGTTATTGAAAACTGAAAAGATAGATTATGTTGTTGCTTCAGATACAGACTCAATCTATATTCGTATGGGTGATGTTGTTAAGAAAATGGGTCTTGGTGATGATATCAAAAAGACTGTAAATATTCTAGATAAATTTTGTGATCAGAAACTTAAACCTTATATTGATGAGAAGTATCAAGAGTTGGCTGATTACACACACGCTTACAAACAAAAGATGGTGATGGATAAAGAAGTGATTGCTAACAAAGGTATCTGGACTGCAAAGAAAAGATATATTTTGAATGTATATAATTCTGAAGGCGTTGATTATGATGAACCTAAACTAAAGATAATGGGTATTGAGGCAGTTAAATCATCAACACCAAAGGCGTGTAGAGATAAAATCAAAGAGGCTCTAACAGTTATAATGACTAAAGATGAAAATGCTTTGATAGAATTTATAGATGACTTCAAAAAAGAATTTATTGAACTGCCTGTTGAAGAAGTATCTTTCCCAAGAAGTGTTAATGGTCTTTTGAAGTATCAAGATAATACACACATTTATAGAAAGAGTACCCCTCGCCATGTGAAAGGTGCATTGATCTATAATCTAAATTTAAGACAAGATAGTAAATTGCTAAATAAGTACGAGACTATTAAAGAAGGTGATAAGATTAAATTCTTAACATTGAAAATGCCTAACCCATTTAAAGATGATGTTATATCTTTCCCAACTAAACTGCCTAGAGAGTTTGGTTTAAAACAGTATGTAGATTATGACGCTCAATTCGAGAAATCATTTTTAGATCCATTACGATTTATAGTGAGTGCAATCGGGTGGAACTTTGAACGACAAGCCTCACTAGAAAGTTTTTTCGGATGAGTGATGTATTAGAAAGCATGATAGATGTAGGTAGTGGCTTCTTTTTATCTATTGTAATTCAGATAACAATATTTCCATTGTTTGATCTACACCCTACAATCTTTGAGAACTTTCAAATTGCATTGATATTTACCATGGTGTCAATGACTAGATCGGCATTATGGCGAAGATTTTTTAGAAAGAGAAGAACATGAAAGTAGAACGATTAGATAAAATGGGTAGTGATCTATCCGTAGTAAATGCGGCCAGAGTTTCGTATTCTAAAATTGCTGAAGAGATGACTGATAAGGATGAAAAACTTATTAAGTATCTCGTAGCACACGACCACTGGTCACCATTTGCACACGCTTCAGCACAGTTTAGAATTAAGGCACCTTTATATGTCGCAAGACAATTAGTAAAACATCAAGTAGGGTTATCTTGGAATGAAGTCTCAAGAAGATATGTTTCAGATGAACCTGAAATACAAAAGGTACAAGAGTGGCGAGGTCGACCTAAAGATTCTAAACAAGGTTCAGATGGACTAGTTGACTTACCACCTGAAGTGATTAAACGATACGAAGAACATTTAGATACTTCAACAAAAATATATAGAGAACTTATTTACTTTGATGTTGCACCTGAAATAGCAAGAAGTGTATTACCACAAAGTATGATGACTGAATGGATATGGTCAGGAACTTTATATGCATTTGCTCGTGTATGTAATCTAAGATGTAAACCTGACACACAAAAAGAAACAAGATTTATTGCTGAAGGTATAGATAGATTTATGCGAGAAGATTTTCCTGTGAGTTGGAAATATCTATGTCCAGAAAAAGGAATTGAGTCAGTCAAGGGCGTATGATTATAGTAGCTGCATTACAACAAGAAGTGGAGGGTTTGCCATGGCCTATACAATTAACAGGCGTTGGTAAAATAAATGCCACTAGGGTTATGGTAGAAAGTATTATGAGAAACAAACCTAATCAGGTTGTTAACTTTGGTACAGCAGCCAAGTGTTCTAGAAGAGTTGAAGTCGGTAAAATATATGAGATTAAAAAATTCATACAAAGAGATATGGATGCTACACCCTTAGGGTTCGATCAATTTGAAACACCTTTTGGTCAAGGTGCAATAGAAACAGGCCTGGTTCTACCAAGCAATCTTGTTTGTGGTACAGGTGATAACTTTTGGGAAGGTGATAGTCAGTTTACTGCTGAATATGATGTGGCAGATATGGAGGCCTATGCATTGGCAGTTGTATGTAAAAGTTTTGATGTGCCTTTTAAATGTTTTAAGTATATTTCAGATGAAGGAAATGCAGATCAATGGGAAGAGAATTGTAAGAAAGGAGTTGAATTGTTTTTAAAGAATGTTAAATGAAACACTATTTAAACGCCTAGAGCAACACGCTAACGAGGTAAAACTACCTATCTTAGACAATCAATCATTCGATAGATATACTAATGAATTTGGGCGTGATGTCTTTCGCTGGACACTTGCAGAATATATTGCCAAAGTAAGACCAGAGTTTCCGCTTAAACCAATTACTAAACATGATGTGCGTGATACCTTCTCATCCTTGAAGAAGGTTGATTATAGTTCCTATTGCTCACCTATTGAGCAAGTAGAAAAGAAAATCTTTGAGAAATATGATGATCTTGAATATCCATTTAGTAAATATGGACTAGGTATCATAGACGCACCGAGTACATTTAACAATGTAAGTAATTACTTTCATCAAGACCTAAGACTGGCTTGCTCAAGTTATGGGTTTAGAGCACCATTAGAAGTCTGGCAAAACGGTACTGCAAAAGATATCTGGAAGTGTTTTGGTCCTATGTGGCGAGGTATCAATGGTGTTAAGAAAGTTGTTGTAGAAGGCAAAGAAGAGTTTAGAGGTGGTAAACTAGATGAGGCAAGTTATCTATCTGCTTTTAGATTGGGTACATATATTGCAACACAATTTAAACCTATTGTTGCAAAGTGTGTATATGAAATGACTGAAGCAAAGAGAGTGCTAGATACAAGTTGTGGCTGGGGCGATAGACTTGCAGGTTTCTTTGCGAGTAATGCCGAAGAGTATTATGGTTGCGATCCTAATCCCAATACATATGCAAGATATATGAAACAAATAGATTATTATAATAGCCTATTACCTAAACCTAAAAAAGTAAAGATATGGAATTGTGGTGCTGAAGATTTACCATATGATGAACTACCTGATATAGATGTTGCGTTTACAAGTCCACCTTATTTTTCTACTGAAGAATATAATAAGGGTGGTGATAAAGAAGAGAATCAATCTTGGTTTAAATTTGATGAGTATGAGAAATGGCGTGATGATTTTTATTTACCAGTTGCAGAAAAGAGTATGAAAGTATCTAGATTTATGTTTTGTAATATTATGGATCCTAAGATCAAAGGTAAGAGATATAGGTCAAGTGATGAATTGGTAAAACATTTGAAAGATAAATTTCTAGGTCAAATTGGTATGAGAATTATGCAAAGACCTAAATCAGATAAACTATTTAAAGATGAAAAAGAAAAAGCAGAATTTATGAATATGATTTTCATAGAGAATGTTTGGTGTTTTGGCGACAAAGATTTAGACCTGTTTAAAGATTCAAGAAAATCTACACTAGAAGGCTTTTTTGCTTGATTGTTTCTTATAAATATGTTATAATATATTATTATTCGGGAGTGAACTATGACTGATTTTTTCAAACAAATTATTAAAGAAACTGGTAATGAATATGCCAGTATAGTATCTGAAGGTGTTGAGGCTGGTGATGTCTCAAACTTCATAGATACTGGAAGTTATATATTCAATGGACTATTATCAGGTACCATTCACGGTGGTCTACCTGCAAACAAGATTACTGCTCTTGCTGGTGAGAGTGCTACAGGTAAAACATTCTTTGTATTAGGTGTAGTAGATAATTTTCTAAAACAAAATCCAGGCGCTGGTGTTATTTACTTTGAGAGTGAATCTGCATTGACAAAAGATATGATCGAAGATAGAGGTATTGATTCTTCTCGTATGATTATTATGCCAGTAACCACAGTACAAGAATTCAGACACCAAGCAATTAGAGTGTTAGACAAATATATTGAGCAAGATGTTTCAGATAGAAAACCTATGTTGCTCGTCTTAGATAGTCTAGGTATGTTATCAACCACAAAAGAGATGGAAGATACCGAGGCAGGAAAAGAAACTAGAGATATGACAAGATCACAAATTGTTAAGGCTGCATTTAGAGTCTTAACATTGAAACTTGGCAAGGCTCAAGTACCACTTATTATTACCAATCACACCTACGATGTCATTGGTTCTATGTTCCCGACTAAAGAAATGGGCGGCGGATCTGGTCTCAAATATGCGGCTAGTTCCATCGTCTATCTTTCTAAGAGAAAAGAAAAAGACGGGACAGAAATTATAGGTAATATAATTCATTGTAAAAACCACAAGTCAAGATTAACTAAAGAGAATAAAATGGTTGATGTGAGACTTACATACGACAAAGGTTTAGATAAGTACTACGGTCTATTAGACCTTGCGTTAAAGTATGGTGTATTTAAACAAGTTTCTACAAGAATAGAATTGCCAGATGGCTCAAAAACTTTTGGGAAAACCATCAACAACGATCCAGAAAAATACTTTACTGAAGAAATTTTAAAACAATTAGACGAGGCTGCTGCCAAAGAGTTCAAATATGGTGTCGAAACAGACGAAACAGAAACTACCTAAACACGAAGTAGATTATGTTTTTGTTGAGAAACAAAACCAGGAGATGGCCTCAATTAAGTTGACAAGCGGACCTTATACTGATATAATATATCATTATGGTAATGTTCAATTTGCAAAAGAAGAAAATGAAGATGGTAACTTACCTATGATATTTGATTATACAGTAGATAAGAATTATCAAAATGCAGATACAGATAGTCAAGAGTTTATAAATCATATCGGAGATATTTTAGTACAAGTAATGGATCAGGAGTTGAATGGAAGAGAGAATTGAGAGAACAGCACTAAAGCACCTCATACATACAGAAACTTATGCTAGAAAGGCCTTGCCTTTTCTAAAAGAGGAGTATTTTACAGACAGATTAGAAAAGTTAATCTTTAGAGAGATCAATAATTTCTATGATAAATTTAATGCACCTCCTACAAATGAAACACTTGCCATTGAACTAAATGCAAGAAAAGATATTAACGATACCGAGTTTCAGAATATTACTAGTACAATCGCCACATTTAAAAAAGAAGATATTAATGTAGATTGGTTAGTACAGACGACAGAAAAGTTTTGTAAAGATCGTGCCATACATAATGCCATCATGGATGGTATTCAAATACTAGATGGCAAAGATAAAACACATACACCAGAATACTTACCTGAATTATTATCAAATGCATTATCAGTATCATTCGATCAAAAGATAGGGCATGACTTCATAAATGAATCATCTGCTCGATATGATTTTTACCATACAAAAGAAGAACGAGTCGAATTTGATTTAGACTTTATGAATCGTATTACTCGTGGTGGTGTTCCGACAAAGACTTTAAATATTGCCCTTGCAGGTACTGGTGTTGGTAAGACTTTGTTTATGGCTCATCTTGCAGCTGCAAACTTACTACAAGGTAAGAATGTATTGTATATCACTTTAGAAATGGCTGAAGAAAGAATTGCTGAGAGAATAGACTCTAATCTTTTGAATGTTGCTATGAGCGATCTACCTGAACTACCTAAAATGATGTATCAAGATAAGATTAAAAGTCTAGAAGAAAAGACTAAAGGTAAACTTATCATCAAAGAATATCCTACTGCTTCTGCTCATGCTGGTCATTTCAAAATTCTACTCAATGAACTTGCAATTAAGAAAAGTTTTAAACCAGATGTTATCTATATTGATTATTTAAATCTATGTGTATCATCTAGACTCAAGGCAGGGTCATCTGTTAATTCATATACAATCGTCAAGTCTATTGCTGAAGAACTTAGAGGTCTTGCTGTAGAACATGATCTACCTATCTTCTCGGCAACACAAACTACAAGAACAGGTTTTGGTTCTACTGATATAGGTCTTGAAGATACTTCAGAAAGTTTCGGTCTACCTGCAACGGCTGACTTTATGTTCGCTATTATATCTAGTGAAGAACTAGAAAAGAAGAATCAATTTCTAATCAAACAATTAAAGAATAGATATAATGACCCGACAATCAATCGTAAGTTTATGTTGGGTGTTGATAGATCAAAGATGAGAGTCTATGATGTAGAACAGGCGGCTCAAGACGATATGGTAGACGCTAATCAACAAGAAGAACCTGACAAGTCAGTATTCGATAATTCAGAAACAGCTGCAAGACTTAATAAGTTTTCAGACTTTAAAATATAATGGCTAAAAAGAAAAAGAAAAAAGTAGATAAACAAATCGAAGAGTGGAATAAACAAGTTAGAGCCCTTGGCGAAAAGAATAGAAACAAGTTAATGAAAGCTATGAAAAATAAAAATGCCTAGAAAAAGAAGAGAGAAAAGACCACCTAAAAGAAATGTTAAGTTATCTTATGAGACTGTAATGGTCAAGAAGAATAAATCAATAGTATATCAATGTATCGAGAGACCTACTGGTTCTATCATAGTTGAAAATTTCTTCAAAGATGATACAGACAAAATAACTAATCATCAAAACAAATATAAACAATGGGAACCTAACGGTGGCATTGTTGATTTTCTCACACTAGGTAAAATAGACGCTTGACAATTATACCATAATGTTATATAAATAGTGTTATGAAATACTTATCAGGCGGATATCAGACTACTATTAATTCTACTATAACAGAATTATTCCCGGCATTAGCTTTTAACAACGGCCGTAAGTTAAATAATGCAGATCAAATGTATGATTACATTTTAGATTTAACAAAAAAGAAACAATTAAATACAAGTAAAAGTGGTAAGTCTTTTGTGAATAAAGGTGATATGGATGCTGGCTATGACTTTGTTAGAGATACTTCAAAAATTAGACCATCTATGTTGCAAGAAAAATTAAGTAATGCGGTTGGTATACAAAAATATTTGTACGAGTTGAGTAAAGGTAATCCCATTCAAAAAGTAGTGTGGGGTTATAGAGCAAAACCTAAAGGTGTTCCTGATAACCATGCAGGAGATATATTTGTTTTCTTTAAAAAAGGTAAAGTTTTAGGTATAAGTTTGAAGGCAGGTTCTGCCAAGTCAGCAGAACCAAAAATGAATAGTTATGTTAGAACTACAATTAAAAAAGATATGTGGGTTAAATCTGATAGAACTTCAGAAATAAAATTAAAGAGAGCATTATGGAATAAATGTTATTCTAAAATACCAGGTATGCCTAGAAGTTTAAATGCAGATAACTGGATCGATATTGCTGGTAAGGCACAGAAACCTAAACCTGAAGTACAAGCAAATGTTTTAAAACTATTCTTATCAAACCCCAAAAAGTTTGACGCTTTTTATAATATACAGAATCAAGTTTGTAGAGAACATATGTGTAATATGATCAATAAAGACTTAGAGGCTACTAAAGAATGGATAAAAGAAGAGTTTAGATTACAGACCCCAGGTAGTACTAATGATGTGCCTTTAATATTAGTTAAGGCTGTAGGTAATAGTGCAAGTGAACAAGGTGATAAACTTGCTAAAATATTTCCTAAGATAGATAAGGTTAAAGCATATTTAAATCCTTCATCTGTACAAGAATGGTTTATAGATGTTCATTCAGGTAAAGAAAAGTTAACTCTATTGATGACAATTAGAAGTGATAGTGAGTATAGAGAAGCAAAACAAAAAGGTAAATTAGGTGCATATATGGGGTTAAAGTTATTATATAGAGGGTACAAATAGTATAAATATTAACAAATGGAAAATAAATATTGCGAAGATTGTGGTCACGATTGTCCTGAAATGTGTCAGGACTCTGCTTGTGAGTGCAAATGTTGTGAATAATTGACTATATTATATTAATGGAGAAGGCGAATAATGCAAGGGTTTTTAGATTACCTCGTAGAGGCTAAAAATACCCACTTAGAACATTTAGAAGATGAAATAATAAATAATGGAAGTCGTGGCGCTCTAAACGCCATACAATTTTTGAAGTCTATAAGACAAATGTTTTCAGGTGGCGGTAAGAGAACGAGTTTAACTGTTAAATGGGATGGTGCACCTGCGATAATCTGTGGGACAAATCCTGATAACGGTCGTTTCTTTGTTGGTACTAAATCAGTATTCAACAAATCTCCTAAAATTAACTATACATCAGCAGACATCAGAAAGAATCATGGTGGTGCTGTAGGTGAAAAATTAGAAATCTGCTTGAGGGAGTTGCGAAAGTTAGGTATCAAAGGTATCTTACAAGGTGACTTACTATTTACTAAAGGTGAACTTAAAACTGCTACTTTAGATGGTGAAAAGAATATAGTCTTTACGCCTAACACTATTACATATGCAGTACCTATCGGAACTCCCCTTGCAAGTAGAATTGCTAATGCCAATCTAGGTATAATATTTCATACAACATATACAGGTAAAACATTTTCATCATTGGGTGCTAAATTTGGTGCAAATGTATCTCGTCTAAGAAAAGTTAGATCAGTATTCTTTGATGACGCTGTTTATAAAGACGCCTCTGGTGCTAAGTTTGATTCTGGTGAACAGTCTAAGTTTGATGGCATACTAAGAATGGCTGAAGGCTCAGTAGGTAAAGGTTCAATCTTTATGGATAAGATTGCTAAA